TCTACTCCAAGTTTTATTGCAAAACCACCTGCGGCAACTCCGGCAGTAGCAAAAGCACCACCTAAAAGTTTCATTGCTATTTGTTGTTTTTTAGCACCTGAAACGTTTGAGTCGGTTAAAGCAGAAAAAGATTTCTTAGCATTATTTAAACCTCTAGGATCGAACGTAGAGATAATACTGGCAATAATGGCCATTATTTATCACCTCTCACTTTTGCTTGTCGAGTGTTAAATTCTTCTTCTGTTCTTATTATCGCATCTTTGACACCATCTTGAACTTCTTTTAAATTCTTATCTACGGCTTTAAATAAAGATCTCATCGGTCTACCGAATCCTTTAGATTCTAATGCTTTAGCAAACTTGTTATTAGATTTAGTTCCAGCGTACTCGAAAACCATTGCCGCACCATTAGATTGAATAACGGATAGCAAATTCGTGTAAAAGTTTTTACCTTTATTTTTTCCTTTTGGTCCTACCTGAGCGCGAACACCTTTCTTAGCAGAGGCTTCGTGATAAACAGGGAAACCCCAAGATCCTGATTGCTTAGGTTTCCATCTTTCGTTTGGTCCGACATTGACCCCACTAGAAGTATTTTTTCCACCCCAACCTGAGAGCGTACTTGTTTGTGTAGGAAGAAAAAACTGTGCATCTTTGACAATAGGTTGCGCAATTTTAGTCATCTCTCTAAAAAGACTTTTCTTTAAATCGACTTGTTCATATTTTTTTAAATCCTCTAATAACTCGAATACACCCTCTAATTTAATATTTCCGTTGGCATCTGATCCGACTTCTTTAATTGCCATTAACTTTTTACTTTCTAGGTTTATTGATTTCGGTAACACGCCAGCGCAAATAGCGTTCCATTGTTCTTACAATTCTAGGCGATAAAGAAATAATTTGTTCTGGACTAATGTGAAACTCGTAAGCAAGATGAATTAAGCGCCAGTGGGCGCTTTGCTCTCCAGGGGGTCTATATCTTCGACCTCATTGCCTACAACAAATCCACATTGAGCAATATCTTTGCACCAATCTTCGAAAGAAAGTTTTGTTTTCTGATCTCTTGATTCGGCGTGCCAAGATAACCAAGTTAAATGTTTTAATCTTGATTTTTTAGGGTCTAAAACTATTGTAAATGCTTGATCGAATTCATCTTCAAAAGCAATAAAATCTGCCCACTCTGCTTTAACATCGCGAGTAGATTTATTTTTTGAAGTGATGCGCAGGTTAAGAAACACTTTTTATCCTTTGTTATTAAGCAGAAGTTCCTCTTGTAACTGTACCGGAAGTTGGCCAAGTTACAGAAAGGGTTGCAATATCGCCAACGCTGGAAGCGAACGGAGAATATTGTGTTACTAAACAAACTGCTGTGTAAGCAGGATTAGTTGTACCAATAGCACTTGAAGTTGGTTTAATAACGACAGTTGCATTTGATCCAAATAGGGGATATAAAGTTGCATCAACGGAAGAAGCACCAAAGTCTTGCATAAAGTTTAAAGTTAAAGATCCGGACTTTAAACCAGCAATTCTGGTTCTCCACTCGCCACCGAAAGCAGTGGTTTCGAGATCATCTGCTGTAAGTGCTAATTCTACAGAATTAAGACTTGTAGCAAAAGAACTTCCATTAATGGTAATCGCATAATCGGTTGCTGCGAATTTCGGCATAATGTTTTTTCTCTTTCTCTTTCTTACGCGTAAGTGAGAACTACGAACTCACAACCTAAGTATGTCACATCTCCGATAGGAATTTGTCCATAGTTCCGCATTTCGATTACGCGACAATCGAAAACGCTTCCTCCAAGTGTTTTATCACCCTCTATTGCGGCTTTGATACTTGAAGAACCTGTTGTTGCGCAATAAGCATCTAAAGCGTTCTGTGCTTGTTTTTCGGCAACTCTTGAAACGATAAGAATAATTCTAAAAGTTGTTGTATCCATACCTCGACCGAAAGTGTCATCGTATCTTGTGTTGTCTGGAATTATTACGGCTATTGGTGGATTAGGGTTATCTGGTTGTGTAGAAGAAGTTCTTAATCCTGAAATTGTTGCTAATCGCGTTGCTAATCCGGCGCGAATATTCGTTATGCTAGCCAACGTTTCGAACTTTTCTGTAAGTTCCGATAAGTTGTGCAACATCGGGATCAAGATCACGAGTTACGCGCATAACTCCCATATCGCCGAAACCGGCAACACCAAGAGGTGAATCTAAACGTTTATAAATTCTTGAAGATTGAATTACACATGCTTGAGTTACGGCAATAGGAACTGAAGTCCAGCCCCAAACTCCGGTTATTTTTGCTAGTGCTTCACCATTTAAGATCGGCCATAGGTAATCTCCGATTGCACGAATTCTTGTATATGGCCAAGCAATTCCATCTGAGTTTCCGTTTAAAGGTTCTAATTGGTAATCGTCAGTTGCCCAAGTTACGTCGTACACACCATCAGCGTTATTTGCTGTTTGTAAAGTTATAGCAGTTCCGGCTAGATCATCTATTAATAAAACAAAATCATCATCGGGCGCGAAGTATCTTGTTGCCGTTCCTGCGTTATAAAAATTTCTACCGGTGTTGCCGTCGATCGCTCTAGATGCCGCCTCGATCGCAATTTCTAATAAAGCATCTTCGGTTGAATCGGTAATTCTAAGTGCGGCTTTAACTTGATTTAAAGTTGCGTAGCCGTTTGTTATTGCCATAGGTTCTCCGTAATAAGTCTTACATATAGTCTAATGCACAATTTGACCCCAATCACCTTTAAATTTGATTAGGTAATCGTTCTCCAAGACTAAGTTTTCTCGACCATGTTTTATTTCTTTTCGCGTTGCTTTTGAGTCAGTTAGATCAGGGAAAGCGACATGTACTGATCCAACTTTTTCAACATAGGTTTTTGTCCAAGAAAGTTCATATTCTATAGATTCCTTTTTAGATATAGGGATAGGGATTTCAAGTTCCCTTAAAATCTTAGGATCATAAATCCCCATATAAGTTCCATAAACAACCGGATCACTTGTTAAAGAAACATGTTCGTAGTTATTTAATAGATCAAAAACCCAATCTGTTTGTTTAAAAACTATAGAATCTTGAAAAAAGAAAAATCTTTCGTTTAGTTGTTTGCTTGCCCATTTTAATTTACCTAATTCAAAATCAAAATCGCTAATAACTACGCAGGGTTGTTTGAGTGAGTTAATGCAATCTTTTAACCAGTGAGATCTATCTGGGGTTGTTCCGATAATAATCATAATTTTTGTTTAATACTTGTACTAGATATTCCTTTCGTGTAAGGAATATATATTAAACTTATTCCTTGTTCATCTAACCAATCTTGTGTGAAGTTCATTTGTTTATAGTAATCTTTTCTTGCCCAATCTGATCCGATTGCAACAACATCTATTAGTTGCGCAAGAATTATTGATTCTTTAGAATCCTCTCCTCCGTAGTTTTCCATAACTGAATCAACATAACGACATGATTCAAGAATCGCTTTTCGATCCTCGTAAGAGATTAAAGGTTTTTTACCTTTATATTTTTCAATAAACTGATCTGTGTTTAATGAAACAATTACTTGACCTTTAACACCAGCAATTTCACGACAACGCTTTAAAAGATTTAAATGTCCGGCATGAAACAAATCAAAAGTACCACCTGTATAAACTCTTAATCCCATGAGTTTTGTCTCCTCCGACGTATTTGCCATCCACCCTCGGAAAAATCATCATAGTTTTGCTTGCACCTGTAATGATCATAATTGTTTATATAAGTATGTTCGTTTAATTGTTGAAACCCTGCTTTTAGAGTTGAAGAGTTATCGTGCGCGATAGGGATAAAAGATTTAACAACTTCCATCCCTTTCTTTTCTATTCTTCGTTGCATATCGTTATCTTCAAAATAGGCAGGATGAAAAGCCTCATCGAATAATCCAACTTTGTCTACGATTTGCCAACCGATTGAAAAAGCGCACCACTCCGGAGTTCCATTAGACAAAACAAGTTTTTCGGGATGAGAAAGTTCACTAAACATTTTTAAACTATCTCCTCCCCACTCGACATCAAAATTAGAGATAACCCAGTAATCGGCCATCGGGGTTGATTTAATTCCAAGATTCCATGATCCGGCTACGCCTAAATTGTTCGGCATTTTGAGATGCCAAATTTTACTAATCCATTGATTCCAAGTCGGTTCCCAACTATGAGTCTTAGCGCCGTTATCGATAATGACTAATTCGCGAATAGGGTAATTAATTGATTTAATCATCCGATCTAAAATATCGTGTCTACTTAAAACCGGAACTATCATAACTGGCAACATCTTTGCTCTACCTCTTCCTAAAAGTCGCTAATTTTGCCTTTATTTTGTGTTTAAAGCCTATCTGGTAAGTAGTTTGTTTAGAACCGGCTTCCAATAGGTTTCGAATACAGTATCGGCTTCGTATAACTTAGCGAACTCTATTGCCTGATCTGATCTCGACCTACCTTTGTTATAAGCGTTCTCTAAGGCTTCAACTATTTCAGGAACGCTTGGACTATGAAAGAAAGATCTTTGTTGCGCATCCCAAAAAGGTTGCCCTCCGACTAACCATCCCTCTCCAACTAATTCTGTACTTGCGGCGAAATCTGAAACTATAACTCTAGTTCCGCATGCTTGGGCTTCTAAAGTTGGAATTCCGAATCCCTCACCCATTGAGACGGCTAATAAAACATCCATAGCCGTATAAGTTGCGGCAACAACTTCGGGGGCTAATCCTGAACGATAAAGATAAGGATCGATGAATTTAACTTGCTCTTTAGGGATACCGACGGCGTTAATTAAATCCATAAGATTTTCC